TGAAATGCCACAGATCACAATCACAGGAGACGTAAACCTAATTGGCTGGGAAGGCAGAAGGATCTCAGTTTGGGAGAACTACGATGTTCCAGGCTATACAAAGCCCTTCTCAAGACTTTGGACATGTTGGTTCGACTTCTCGCAAGCAGAGCATCTTCAAGAAGGTGACTGGATAGAGCTAACCGGAGAGCTATCGACGAAGATAGGAAAATACACGCCTAAAGACTCAGACGTCGAAAAGGACGTAGTTGAACATCACTTGCAAACTGCACAGCTAGTTCAGGCAAGAAGCAAGACACAGCAGGGCGCTACTATGGCGCAAGTTACAGGCTTCGAGAATGCGCCGTTCTGATGATTTTGGACATGAAAGACATAAGCGACAAAATACTTTGGACAAAAGGGCGTGAGGCTGGCATTGAGGCAGAGCGTGAGCGCATACTAAAGCTAATGAAAGAACTCAGAGCCAAAGCGCAGAAAGATAGTGGGGTTACAACAAACGTAAACATCAACGCCATTATTGAAATAATAAAAAGATGATTCAGGTCTTTGTACCGGGCATACCTCAGCCGCAGGGTTCAAAGAATGCGTTTGTAATTGGCAAGCGCGCGGTCATAGTTGAGAGCAATAAAAAGCTCCCGGCTTGGCGCAAAACACTAACTGAAGTACTCGAGTCAGCAAACAGCTCATGTCAGCCGCTTACTGGCGCAGTTTGTTTAGAAGTGATTTTCTTTATGCCTCGAGCTAAGAGCAATACAAAAGATTACCCATCTCAAAAACCCGATTTAGACAAACTAATCAGGGCGGTTGGCGATTCCGCAGACAACGCCGGACTACTTGGAGACGATTCTCAAATCTGTCAAATCTTAGCTAACAAGGTATGGGCAGGTTGTGAGGCAGATCAAGGCGCGCTAATTACATTCAGCGAACTATAAGAAAGGTAACTAACCTATGTATAAGACAACGCTCACACAGAAAGCGCAAACGCTTATGAAAACAGCAGCAGGAATGGTTATACTTGCATTTTTCCTAGTAGGGGTAAACCTACTTGCAACACTGATAACAACCTATGTACCCTGGCTAACTATGATTCTGCTAGGAGCTACGTTCAGCTACTTGACGGTAGTCGTTTATCAAGGCTTAAGGGACTCATGAGAGTGTTTGACCTTCAAGGAACTCTTGCTAATACTTCTAGAGATCAGATTCTCTACACGCCAATAGGTGAGTTTGCAATAGTTAGCGCAGAGTCTCCGGTAGCCGCGACTAGAAACGCTGTTAGGCAATTCGTAGATACTAACTTCCCTAATTGCATCGACCTTAGATTCGTATCTGGTTCGCGTAGGCAGATCATAGACGCAAAGGTTCAGCAGCTTAGAAACCTAAGCGCCACTGAATACACCGATAATGACCTCGACCTATTAGCCGAGTATCAAGTCAGATTACCGTTACTGGTTTTCTACTACATCGAAGAAGGAAAGCAGGTGCAACTATGAAATGCCCTATCTGCGATACCCCTCACACAACTCGAGGGAATGAAGTAGTACCATGTAAGAGATGCTGGACTAAGGAGAAAACGTGGCGGACTGGCACAACTCGAAAGAGTGGAACAAAGCGCGCGCCTATGCGAAAACAGTCCTAGATCCTGAATGTGTTATCTGCGGTGCAGAACTAACGGGGGGGGACTGGACTATAGATCACATACGCCCACCCTCGGTCACAGGTGAACCTAACCATGACATCGCAAACCTTCAGTCCCTATGCCGGGTATGTAATGGGCGTAAGTCCGATAAGACAGCAGTCAGGGCAGCATGGAAGAACAGCAGGTGGTAGGGTGTCCCTCACATTCTTTATTTATTCTCCCCCATAAAGGGGGCATAATACCCCCCCAAACAGGCTTTACAGAAGCTCTACAGAGCGCCTATGGGCAGGGGCTTTTTTCGACAGCCGCGCGCCAATCCCACGCTTCTCCACAAGTTAAGACAGAATAGCTAGATTATCCGAGGAGGTACAGCGCATGATTCACGAAACACTTAGCAAGTGGTTAGATAGCCTTACATTGACCATCGAACAAAAAGTAATCTCCGAAATGGCATTACGTCTAGCGGCTTCCTTCGACGAAACCGGACACACCTCCACAGCAGCGGAGCTACGCAAAACAATCTTGGAACTGCAATCACAAATCAACGCCAACAGGCACGAATTAGACCCACTAGAGAAGCTGCTAACTAGGTAATGACCACGCCACGTCTAGAAGACGCTCCTAACCCTCCGGGGTTGAGGTATCAAGGGTGCAATTCCCGAGAGTGGCACTAATGCTTCAGCTTCCAGCTAGCTACACTAAGCCGCTATCTGAAGACTTCATAACAGACGGTGACTTACTTATAGAGCTAGCAACGATAGCCTGGAAAGCGCCCGAGAGTCCAGACGGGCTAGAGCTAGACGAATGGCAGAAGTGGCTTCTTAGACATCTTCTAGAAAGATACCCAGACACACACCCAGATCCCGATCTTGCAGGCAGACTTAGATACAGGCAAGCGGTAGTTAGTCTAGGCAGGCAGAACGGCAAGAGTTTACTCGCGGCTATCTTGGGGCTTTACGGGTTACTAGTGCATCAGCCTTCTGGCGCTCAGGTGCTATCGCTTGCCAGTTCCTCAGATCAGGCGCGCATTATTTATTCTCGGGTTCTATTTGTAATCCAGAACAATAAGTTTCTATCTAAGCGATTCAAGAAAGCGACTGAGATGCGTGGCATCGTCACAGCAGACGGTAGCGGTAGGTATGACGTAAAAGCCGCTAAAGAATCAGCCCTTCAGGGTATCCCAATATCGCTTTGTCTATTCGACGAACTACACCTGGCTAAGGTCGGAATGTGGAGCGCGGCAGTGTTTGGCACGTCTCAGCGCAGAGATGGTTTAGTGCTAGGCATAACTACAGCAGGCGATCAGAACTCAGAAACCCTAATCGACTTGTACAAGTCCGGCAGGAAAGCAGCTTCAGGTGACCCCGAGCTAGAGCGTTTCGGTTTCTTTCTTTGGGAAGCTAAAGAGAATGCCCCAGTGACAGATCCAGAGGCAATCTTCGCGGCTAACCCTTCAGTAGCAGCCGGGCGGATTCCACTAGCCCAAGTCATAAGCGACTTGCAGACTTTGCCAGAACATGAAGCTAGGCGCTACAGGCTAAACCAATTCATTAGCGGTTCTGCTGCTAGTTGGTTGCCTAGTGCAGTGTTTAGAAAAGCAGGCGGTCAAGGTGTCGAGGAAATGAAGGGTGCAGTGTTTGCAGTAGATGTTAGTCGCAACTGGGAACACGCTACTATCGCAGTTGCAAACTCTAAAGACGGCAAGCAGCAGACGGAGCTAGTTCAGACTTTTGTCAACCCAACTGAAGACCAAATCTTTACGCGCCTTACGGAGCTATTCGCAGAACACGCGCCCAGGGCAATCGCGCTAGACGATAGACAGCTAACCAACATAGGCAAGCGCCTAAAGTCCGTGGGCATTCCAACTTGGCAGCTTTGGACTAAGGAAGTAACCGCAGCTTGCTCGGCAGTGTATGCACTATTTTCAACTGAGATGGTCACACACAATAATGATCCATTGCTAATTATGCAATCGCCTAACGGGGTCACTAAGTACACCGGAGAGAATTGGCTTATCTCTAGGAAAGAATCACTCGGTGAGATAGATGCTTTGCTCGCGACTATTTTCGCTTTGTATGTAAGTTCGCGCGCCCAACACGCGCAAATCGGTGTATTCTAAATTACACTAATGTAATTAGGATAGGTGCATGGCAACACTATGGCAAAGAATCACAAACGCGCCTATGCAGAAGCGCGCTAAACAGCCCACTATCCCAACGCGCTCAGATGCTACTGTTACAGCAGATACAGCCCTAAGCCTCACGGCAGTCTATCGCTCAGTGCAGATCATAGCTACGCCAATCTCTAAAATGCCAATCGAGACTTATCGCTACGCAACTGGAATGGATTTCAGAATTGAAAGCCCGGTGCTAGTCAATAAGCCGGACATAAATAGCAACAGGCGCGACTTTCTATTTCAAACAGTGACATCACTAGCCTTAGAAGGTAATGCCTTCTGGCACAAAAGCTTTTCTTCAAACGGACAAGTAAACAGCCTTACCCTTCTTCCGGCTTCTGCGGTATCTGTCGCTTATGTAAACGATCAGGATTTAGCCCAGGGTGTTTACTACAGCTACGAGGGCGTTAGCTACAGTGCAAACGAAATGGAGCAGCTAAAGCTTTTTAGCAAGTCCGGCGATCTCCGAGGCGTTAGCCCAATCTACTCATGTCGGAAAGACATCTCGGCGGCGCTAGACCTACGCGACTATGCAAAGAACTGGTTCAACCAAGCAGGAGTGCCGACAGGTATCCTGAAGACCGGGCAGCAGGTAAACAAAGATCAGGCAGACACGATTACCGATAATTGGCACAACAAGCAGCAGAACAGACAAATTGCAGTTCTTGGCAACGGGTTCGATTATCAGGCAATTTCTTTATCTCCGCGTGAGGCGCTATTCACTGACACAGTGGAGCAATCGACAGTAAACATAGCTCGACTATTCGGCATTCCTTCTAGGCTTCTTTTATCTACAGTTCCAGGCGGTTCAGATACCTACTCAAATTTGCAGGACGAGAACGCCATCTTTTTTCGCCACACACTAATGGGCTACACCGACGCAATAACAGACGCGCTAAGCAACTGCTTACCTCGCGGCACTAGGGTCGAGTTCGACTATCAACACCTTTTCCGCGCAGACGTTGCCACACGTTACAACTATTATTCAACCGCTATTGCTGCCGGGATTCTTACAGCAGAAGAAGTTAGAGAAAGAGAAGGACTAAATGCCTGAAATTGAAATCAGAGAAGCCGACCTAAATCTAGACGAAGCTCAGGAAAGAACTATTACCGGGCTAGCTGTTCCTTACAATCAGGAAGCAGACATCGGCGGCGGCATAACTGAAAGGTTTGCTCCGGGCGCAATCGACTCGGTGGAAGACGTCAAACTATTTTACGGACACGATGAGCCTATTGGAAAAGTTATCTCAGGCAGAGAAACAGAAGCAGGCTATGAGATTACTGCAAGAGTGAGTTCAACCTTACGAGGCGAAGAAATCCTCACTCTAATGCGTGATGGCGTACTAAATAAATTCTCAGTGGGCTTCATGCCTATCGAACAAGATAGAGATGGCTCACTGATTACTCGGACACTTGTAGACCTCAAAGAGGTTTCTGTTGTTCCGTTTCCGGCTTTCGCTGGTGCAAACATAACCGAGGTTAGAGAAGATCAGAAAGATTCTGAAGCTATCGAAACCCAAACAGAAGAAAGAAAATCTATGTCAGAAAACATTGAACTAGACGTTCGTTCTGTACAAGACGAAATGGCTGAATTGCGCCGGGTAGTCGAAGCAGGACTTACAGCAGCAACACCTAAAGTAGCAGGCTCAGAAATCCGCTCACAGGGAGAGTTCGCTAAGAAACTCCTAATCGGTGATGCCGGAGCTATTGAGCTAGCTCGTGCAGCTTCCACTAGTGCCAACACCGTAACAACTGCCGCTTTTGTCGGTCAGATTAACAACCTAATCGACAATAATCGCCCGGCGCTATCTGCCTTCTCTAGGGCAGCACTTCCGGGAACTGGTCTTGCAGTTGAGTACGCGTCAGTAACTTCTAACACTTTGGTAGTCGGAGAGCAAGATCCAGAGAATGAAGCACTTTCTTTTGGTAACTTGACAATCGCTAACACTTCTGCACCCGTCAAGACTTACGGCGGTTACACAAGCTTCTCGAAGCAGACCATCGAGCGTTCAACAGTTGATTACCTAAACACCGTATTCCAGGCGCTAACTATTGCTTATGCAAACGCTTCTAACGCTGCTTTCGTTGCTCACGTTGAAGCCCTAGTTATGACCGGGAAGATTTTCGACATCTCGGCAGGAACTCTAGCGGCACTAATTGGTGGTATCACTGATGGAGCTTCTAAGATCTTCGAGGGAACTGGTCTACGACCTGAAGCTATTGTTACTTCTACTGAGGGCTACAAGTTCCTAATGACTATCGTAGGTTCAGACGGCAGACCGGTAGTGCTACAAGACGGTCAGGGAATCAACAACGTTGGAACTGCTAACCTACCTGGACTATCGGGCAACCTTCTAGGAATGCCAGTAATCGTAGATCCAGCTATGACCGCTAACAAGGTCTACATGGCTAACAGCCGCGCTATTCAGTCCTTTGAGTCTGCTGGCGCTCCTGTACGTCTAACCGATGGTGACATCACTACGCTTACAGATTCAGTTAGCGTCTACGGCTACTTGGCGATTACTACACCATTCGCCGGGGCAATCGTAGAACTAGACATCGTAGCCTAAGGAAATCTGAATGACAACGGTAGTCACACTGGCAGAACTTCAGGCCTATGTAGGGACAGACGAAACAGGTAGTTTTATACAATCCTGCCTAGATTCTGGAACTGCTCAGGTTGGAAACTATGTCGGAGTGATTACCGTTGTACCAGATCAGATACACAGGCAGGCAACGCTTATCTGTTCCTCAGAGCTATTTCACAGGCGTTCAGCGCCTAATGGAGTGGCGCAGTTCGCTAGTTTAGATGGAACACCCGTCAGAGTCGCTAAAGACCCTATGGGAGCCGTCTATCCGTTGCTATTGCCTTATGTTGGTTTTGCAGTATGAGTAACGAAATTACTATCTCTAAAGCCGAGTTGAAGCTTGACCTCGAGGAAGCTGGTATTAGAGTTCTTGATTATGTACCAGAGCGTATAACGCCGCCAATAGTGATTATGAGTTCTGCTAGCCCTTACCTCACACCTAGCACTTTAGGCACTCAGTACGACCTAAATCTAGAGCTAGTAGTTATAGCTTCTACTGCAACCAATAAGCAAGCAACTGAAAATCTAGATCAGGCAATTCACAACGTGCTAAGTGCTATGCCTAGATACGCTCGAGTGATTCGAGTAAATGAGCCTTACAATCTACAAACTAATAACGCCGAATACCTATCGGCAAACATCTCACTCGAGCTAGAAATTACTATTTAGAAAGGTCATGACATGACTAACACAAGAATTATCGCAGAGAACATTAAGTTCCTAATCGCAGATGTTGAGTATGCCTGTGCTGCCACTATGGTAGAGCTAACCCTAGGAGATGCTCCAGGAGATGTTCAAACCTTCTGTGAACAGCGTGTAGGCGGAGAATGGGCATTGGCCCTAGAGGGTATTACCTCAGGTGATGCTACTTCTCTTTATCGCGTTCTTTGGGCTAACTTTGGTACAACCGCTACTTTTGTAATCGCTCCTAACGGTAATGAGACAGCTTCAACTTCTGAGCCTCACTATTCAGGCGTGGTCAAGTTCAACGAAATCCCACCGCTAAGCCTAAACTCTAACGAAACTTCAACCTTCTCGGTGACCCTTAGGGTTGTTACTACTCCTAACGATGCAGATGCAGATCAGTACTTTGGGGTATCGGTAGTAACCGCTTAATAATGGCTGTTCAACCGGGCGTAAAAGTCAAGAATCTAAGGGAAATCAACAAAGCCTTAGATGCTATTGGAGTGCCTAAAGACGCTATCAAAGACGCTGGAAAAGAGTCCGGTGAACTGGTAGCTAATGAGGCGCGCGGACTAGTCCCAGTTAGAACAGGCGCTTTGCGTAACAGCATTAGAGTTGGAGCTACAGCTCGGGGCAAGATCACAGTCAAGGCAGGTAACAATAGAAGTTCTAGCTCCGGCGTTCCTTATGCTAACCCTATCCACTGGGGCTGGTTTAAAAGACACATAAGACCGCAGCCATTCTTTGTTAGGGCGCTCGGCTACACTAGAACAGAAATCTATGAAAACTACTTCGGTCAAATGGAGAAGCTAATCAAAACAGAAACCGCTAAAACGAAACTCTAAGGAAGCACAGATGATGAATTTCGATGAAATGACACTAGGGCAAGTCGAAGAAATAGAGCTGCTAGTAGGTCGCAGCATAGATGAAATCTTTGCAGATGGTCAGCCTAAGGGCAGGGCGCTTAGAGTTCTTTACTATGTAGCGATGAAGCAAGATAACCCCAATTACAAATTCGAGGATACTGAGGCAGTTACTCAAAAGGAAGCCTTAGGAATGCTCGGAGCGACAGACCCAAAAGGAAAAAAGTAGCTCAAGATCATGCTAAGAAAATGGCAGAGTTCGTCATAGCTACAGGTGTTAGCCCTAGTGAGTATAGAAAGCTTACAGGGACAGAATACTCAGCTTTCGCGACTGAGGTACATAGGAGAGCAAAATGAGCTTAGTGCTAAATGTAGAGATACTGGGAGAGTATAAAAATCTCTCTAAGGCTACTAAGGGCGCTAATGACAGCTTCGCAGACCTAGGCAAGAAGTTCGCAAAAGTAGGCGCAAATATAGCTAAAGTTACAGCGGCTGTTGGTATCGGTATCGGTGTCTTGGCAGTTAGTCAAATCAAGAAGGCTATAGACGCAGCTAGCGATCTGTCAGAAGCAACCAACGCGGTAAACGTAACTTTTGGAGATGCAGCAGCAGGCATTCTAGAGCTAGGTGAGAATGCAGCTAGAGGGCTAGGACTTTCCAAAACAGAGCTGTTTGGAATTAGCGTCCAGTTTTCTTCCTTTGCTAAAACTATTGCAGGTGATGGCGGCGATGTTGTTTCGGTAGTAGATGAGATTTCTAGAAGGGGCGCGGATTTTGCTTCCGTTTATAATCTAGATGTAGCAGATGCGCTAAATAAATTTCAGTCTGGTTTAGCAGGTTCAAGCGAACCACTAAAGCAATACGGCATAGATGTTTCAGACGTTACGATAAAGGCTTTTGCACTTAAGAACAACATAGGAGATGGCACAGGAGAGCTGACCGAGCAGGAAAAAGTATTAGCCCGTTACGGCTCAATTATGGAGCAAACAGCGGCTGTAACTGGTGATTTTGCAAACACAGCAGACGGCTTAGCGAATCAGCAGAGAATACTAACAAAAGAAATAGAAGATACTAGGGCAGAAATCGGCGAACAGTTTATGCCTATACTCCAAAACTTCCAGTTCTTTATCTTAGAGACAGTAATTCCGGCGGTGCAAGACTTCTGGGCTTCTATCATTGACCCGGCAGGCGAAGCTCAAACACAAATGAAAGCTATTGGCGATGCGATAGAAGTATTCGCTTCGACATTCAACATAGCCTCCGGCAAAGTAACTTCAGATCAGATTTTCAATTGGTTAGGTGATGGAGTAGTCCAGGCAATCAAGGCGCTTACATTCCTAAGCGTCTTTGCTCAAGAAACCTTTGAGGGACTAGACCTTCTATTAGGTGGTCCAGATGCTCGCTACAGTAGCAACTCCGGGCAGAAGCTTGCAGGCATACAACAGCTCCTAGGCGCTCGCAATAAGGCAACGCAAGCAGCGGATCAAATCAAGTTTGCGCCAGACATGCAAGCAGGCGGCGGAGAGTTTGCTAGGCAGGGAAGCATCTCTCAGGGCGGCAGGGGTCGCTTTGATCAGTTTGGCAACGCCATTAGCATTCAGATAAACACAGCGGCTACAGATGGCAAGCAGCTACTTCACGAAATGAACAGGGCGCTGAGAGATCAGGGCAGTGACGTAATCATAAGATGACACTCCTAGCCGATTTTGACATAGCACAAGACCTGAAGGTCGAGTTTTACATACCTGATAACGCTGCAAACCTATTTATCATAGGAGTTTCTGACTTAGGCGGCACTAACGTATTAGCAGGAGCAGGCTGGTTTATTATCGGGGTTTCTGACATAGGAGGCGCAGACGTACTAGCAGAAGGCGCTTATGCTTTCGACTGGCAGAATTTAAATTGTGATGTTGCAAACGTCAAGACCGAGCTAGGCGGCACAGTAGAAAACATGACCTACTTCCAGGCGCAACCTTCTACTGCTGCAATCGCTTTACAGAGCTACACCTACGACCCGACAAACAACAGGACTATTAGACCAGGCACTCCGGTCAGGGTAAGACTAAACAGGGCAGATCTTGACGAGGTTATCTTCTCGGGCTTTATCAACACAGTAGATGTTTCTTACACCGTTGACGGGCCCAACCTAATTAGCATTACAGCTTTAGATAGCTTTAACAAAGTAGTCACTACTCGACTAGCTGAATTTGATACAACTACAGACTTTCCAGACGGCTACGCTTCTCCCTACGAGGTAATTGAGAAGGTTGCCGAGGGCTTCGGTACTAGCATGTACGCGCTCAGCAGCGAAACAACAGGCAGAATACCTAGCGTGTTATCAACCGATGTAATCCCTAACATCTTTTTGTCAGACGCTATACAGGTAGGACTAGGGTTCTTCTGGATAGACCCTCCTACTCAAGAGTTTGTTTTTATTCCTCGCCCGGTGATAGCCGCTATCTCAGATGGCACTTACACTATCGGCAACTCACACGAAGACGATCTTCACCTATGTATGAGCGACCTCATAGTCCAGGGTGAATACGATGATGTTTATAACTCGCTTAGGGTTTCACTGAAGACAGATGATGCAACCTATGTAATTAGGCAGGATCAGGATTCAATAGACCTATACGGGGTAGCAGCGATAGACGTACAGATAGACACGACAGACATAGACCAACTAAATGTATGGGCAGATAGGGTCTTCACTCAGTACCCCACTCGATTAGTAAAAAGTGTTACAACTCCGGCAATAGACAGTAACAACAACTTGACACACGCGGCAGAGATTATGCCCGGAGAGGTGCTAGGTGTAAAATACGTCACCTCGGAGCTAAACATAGACAGCTACTATTCGGTTGCTAAGGTGATTCACACGATAGACGTAAACAATTGGTTCACTAGACTAGAGCTATGGAAAGAGGCATAAATGGCATACAAGACATTCGCTAACGGATTCCCACTTCCTGCAAGCGATCTAAACAACTTCCTAATGAATCAGAGCGTTATAGTTTTTGCAGATTCAGCGGCCAGGACTACTGCAATCCCTAGCCCAGTTACAGGTATGCTGACTTACCTCGAGGACACTAACGCATACGAGAGTTGGAACGGTTCAGCTTTTGTAGCATTGGCAGAAGAGCCAGATCTAACGTCACTTATTCCTAAAAGCACAGTAACAACAGCACAAGACCTAATAGTTGCAGACGGCGCTAGTTCGGTAACTCGCTTAGGTGTTGGCACAGATGATCAGGTTCTTAGTGTTGTTGCCGGGGCAGTTGCTTGGTCAGATGCTTCAGGCGGCAGCTTGGAATGGACTTCTATCTATAACAGCACCATTCCTACAGGCGGAGCTATAGGCACAATTACAGGGCTTTCTGGTTATGACAATTACGCAATTCGACTTAACCAAGTTTCAGGAACTTTAGGCGGTTCTTATGAATTTAAGCTTCTGATAAACGGAGATGATTCAGGTACAGGCAGCCACTGGAAAGTGAGCCCTGGCTTTTCTAGACTTTTTGCGGGAAGCACGATGCCTTTAGGTGTTTTTGCCACTGCTGGTGATGCTGTTAGTGCCTTTATCTCTATAAAAGGCGCGTCTTCTACTTCAGTGGCAGAAGTCAATTATGTTTCTGGCTCGGACAAAAATTCTTCTGGTGATGCGCAGTATGTCGGTGGAAGTATGGCTAACAAGGACAGCGTAGCACTAACAAGTATTGGTTTTGAAGTAAATGGCGGCACGGTTGATGCAGGTTCAGTAACTATTTGGGGAGCATAAAATGACTATTTATAAAGAAATTATAATAAATGCAATTTCAGGTAAAGAAACCAAAATCAACTTTACCTCTGCGGAATTGCAGCAATTTCAGACTAAGCAAACAGAAGCAAACGAGAAAGCCCTACTAGCAGAAACTGAAAAGACGGAAAAGGCAGAAGCTCGCTCAGCAGCAGAAGCCAAGCTAATAGAACTAGGACTAACTACTGAAGACCTGAAAGCCCTTCTCGGCTAATGTCAGAGCAGATACCGAGAAGCAACACACAGCAGCAGTTACTACTAAAGCTAGTAGGTGACATGGCAGACGTAAAAGCAGGGTTCAAGATGCTGCAAGATCACGAGGACAGAATTAGAGAGCTAGAAAAGGCACGCTGGCAAACAGCATGGGTTACTGCTTTCGCTTCTGCTGCTCTAACTGCTTTCGCTGTCACTATTGTTTCGCAGGTTCTAATTTGAGATACCCACTTCCCAAGGCAAGCATTACAGCACTTTACGGCGCAACAGCTAACAGGACTAGTCCGCATCGAGGATTAGACTTTGGCGCAGCGACAGGCTCTTGGATCACAGCCCCGGAGACAGGCACGATAGTAATCAACACTTGGAGCGATGTTCTAGGTAATTGCTTAGTCCTACGCTTCTGGCATCAGGGCAAGGACATGCCTATGTATCTAGGGTTCGCTCACTTGAAGGTAAAGAGCAAGCACAAAGTAGGTACTAAAATCTGGGAGGGTAATAAGTGGTTCGCGGCAGTTGGGAACACTGGGAGCGCATCACGCGGTAGCCATCTTCACCTCACCTACGGAGATACCCCTAAGCACATCTTCTACGGTCAAACATTCGACCCACTAGCCCTATTGGAAAGGTACGCAAAATGAGATTCAACCCACAGATCAGGAAAGCAATCTACGCAGCAGTAGCCGGATTAGTGCCGCTTCTAGTAATCGCCGGGATAGTTACCGGAGAGCAATCGCAGCAGATACTTAGCAGCGTCGCAGCAGCTTTAGCTTTCTTTGCTTCAGTAATGGCAGTAAAGAACACTGAGGTAAACAACCCTGAAGAATACGAAGACGTAACCGAGGGAATAGAGCCACCACACATTCCAGGTGTCTAACTTTTTACACCCTTTTCAGACTACTTTTTACACTAGCCTCGAGCGTTTCGCAATCTAGCGCGTTGCCTAGTGTTCACGCCACCCCAAATACCATGCTTCTCATCATTCACTAAAGCAAACTCTAGACACAGCGACCTAACCGGGCAGATCTTACAGAGGCTAATAGCAGATCTTAGGTTCGTATTCATAACGCCACCTTCTGGAAACCAAGCATCGGGGTCAGAAGTCTGGCAGGCGGTTGCCCCGGTCTTTCTAATGCCTTCTGCTAACGCAGTGAGGGCTTGTTCTGAGTTCATGCATAAACAATAACTGCAATTATGTCGCGCTGCTTTGCTATGCTCCAAAACATGATCACAGTGAATAAGACAATTGCCAAACTAGGCGGCACTCTAATCGGTACACACCCGGCAGGATCTCCTGAGTGGCATGCTCAGAGATCTCACGCAATCGGCGGCAGCGACATAGCTCCGATAATGAATAAATCTCCCTGGACTAGCGCGGTGTACTTATGGGCGCAGAAGTCTGGCTTGCTATTGCCTACAGAAGGCACAATGGCTATGAAGCTAGGCAACTACTTCGAGCCTGCAATAGTCCGGCTATTCGGTGACATGCACCCTCATCTGATAGTTCATACTGGGGATTACACCTACGAATCACAGAAGAACGCGTCATTTCACGCTAACCCAGATGGCGTTATTGAAGACGAAGATGGCAGGTTATACATTCTTGAAATCAAATTCTCTAGAAACGCTATGCCTATCTTGCCGGAGCATTACAGGCTTCAAGTTCTTTGGTACATGATCGTCACAGGCTTGCATAGTCCCGGTGTACTCTGTGCAGTCGCAGGAGGCGAATACAGGGAGTTTACTATCGAGTATGACCCGATAGAGGCTGAGGCACTTATGAAGGCGGCAGAGAGCTTCCTAGAGCTTGTGAGGACAGGAGAGCAGCCAGACATAGAAGGCAGCGATTCTACTTATAGCGCAATTAGGATTCTGCATCCGGACATAGAAGACACAGAGATAGAAATAGACCCCGAGGAATACCGACTTCTACAAGCGGCACTAGAGCAAGAAAAGTTCTGGAAGCAGCAGGCAACACTTAGAAAGTCGATCATTCAAAGCGGCATGAAGGGCGCTAAGTACGGTTATGTAGATGGCGAAAACGTTGTAATGTTACAAAGCAGATCAGGCGGCTCGCCTTATCTCAAAATCACAGGAGGATAAACATGGGATTCATGGACAACTACGAGCCAGTAGCAGACCGCATAGCAAAGTTCTGGGAGAAGCACCCAAACGGCAGAATACACACCGAGATAAAGCTAATCAACGAAACCGAGATCGTCATAATGGCAAGTGTCTACACTGACCGGGAGGACATGAGAGCAGCAGCTATTGACTTTGCTCAGGAGACGAGAAACTCAAGCCCAATAAACAAAACTAGCTTTATCGAAAATTGCAGCACTAGCGCAATCGGCAGGGCTTTATCAACGCTCGGGTTCTCTAGCAAAAAAGACGGTCACAGCGTTAGACCTAGCGCGGAGGAAATGCAGGCAGCATCACAGGAAGCCCTAGCAGTGTCTCTAAAGGGTTTTGAGGGTCGCGCAAGTGTCCTAGCCCTCAGTAGTGATGTTAAAGGGCTTAGAGAGCTTTACAGCGACGCTAAGCTACATGGAATGCCTAAGCGATTCTTAGAGCAGATTACAGAGATGGCTAAGGCAGTAGATACAAAGTGAAAGCGAAGGGGACATAGCCCACAGATAGCTATGCCCCCGGATCATAATTCTATCTGACAGACAGGGGAATCATGCAGCAGGAAACAGACTGGAAAGAGTTCACAGAACGGACTTGGCTAACGGGTTACAAAAAGGGCTACGGTCATGGTCGCGAAGACATGAGAAAGCAACTCACTTTTGAGCTTTGGGATTTCAGAAAGAAAATACTTTTGATTGATTCAGATCTCGCTGAAACGATAGAAATCTGCATCGACAGATTAGAAAAATTAAAATAAGATACATCTTCTATATATAGATATATATATAAGCATTATTAAAGGTTCTATATATAGACATTTAACTTAATAACTATACATAGGCATTATGTTTATATATAGCAAGAAATTACTCAACACAGAAAAGAGAATGAAATGAGAAGTACACAACTACCAACACACAAAGCAAAAGCAAAAGCGCGCAAGCAGCTAAAGAACTCTCTTAAGAAAAGGAAGTAACACAGATGCCACAGATCACAATCACAGGAGACGTAAACCTAATTGGCTGGGAAGGCAGAAGGATTTCAGTTTGGGAGAACTACGATGTTCCAGGCTATACAAAGCCCTTCTCAAGACTTTGGACTTGTTGGTTCGACTTCTCTCAAGCAGAGCATCTTCAAGAAGGTGACTGGATCGAGCTAACCGGAGAGCTATCAACGAAGATAGGGAAATACACGCCTAAGGACTCAGACGTCGAAAAGACCGTAGTTGAACATCACTTGCAAACTGCACAGCTAGTTCAGGCAAGAAGCAAGACACAGCAGGGCGCTACTATGGCGCAAGTTTCAGGCTTCGAGAATGCGCCGTTCTGATGATTTCCGACATGAGCGAACTAGAAAACAAACTCTATTTCACAAAAGGCTACGAAGCAGGAATTGAAGTAGAGCGCGAACGAATCATAAAGGCCATGAAAGACTTAGCTGCAACCAGAGACATTCTGCAGACACTAAGTTACCCGTTTCTTGCTGAGGAAATAGAGGCAGCCATTAAGAAGGGGCAAGATGATTAACATGAAAGACATGAGCGACAAGCTTTACTGGACAAAAGGCAAAGAAGTCGGGGCAGAAAGAGAGCGAAACAGAATTTCAGTTATAGGTAAAGCACGTATTTGTTTTGACTTCAACTACAGGGGCGAATGCGAACACTCAGTCTGCTACGGCATGGCTGAGCTTGTCAAAACAATTGCACAGGCACTCGATGACTAAAGAAAAAAGGTCAGAGATCATGACTAGAAAAAATAGGCAACCCCTAACAGGCTTTATATTTTGGCAGGCTTAGGAGTAGGCATTATAAGCGTTTGCTTCTTCTTCTTGGTCATAGTGCTGATAGACAGACTCTAAGATGATTCAGGTCTTTGTACCGGGCATACCTCAGCCACAGGGCTCAAAAAATGCGTTTGTTATTGGCAAGCGCGCGGTCATAGTTGAAAGCAATAAAAAGCTCCCGGCTTGGCGTAAGACACTAACTGAAGTACTGGAGGCAGCTAATAGCTCATGTCAGCCGCTTACTGGCGCAGTGTGTTTGGAGGTTATCTTCTTCATGCCTAGAGCTAAGAGCAATACAAAAGATTACCCATCGCAAAAACCCGATTTAGACAAACTAATTAGGGCGGTTGGCGATTCAGCAGACAACGCCGGACTGCTCTCAGACGATTCTCAAATCTGCCAAATCTTAGCGAATAAGGTATGGGCAGGCAGTGAGGCAGATCAAGGCGCACTAATTACATTCAGCGAACTATAAGAAAGACAACTAACCTATGTATAAGACAACGCTCACACAGAAAGCGCAAACGCTTATGAAAACAGCAGCAGGAATGGTCATACTCGCATTCTTCCTAGTCGGGGTAAATCTACTAGCGACACTAATAACAACCTATGCACCCTGGCTAACTATGATTCTGCTAGGAGCTACATTCAGCTACTTGACAGTAGTTGTTTATCAGGGGCTTAGAGACTCATGAAATGCCCTATCTGTGACACACCTCACACAACTCGAGGTAATGAAGTAGTACCATGTAAGAGATGCTGGACTAAGGAGAGATCTTGGCGGATTGGCACAACTCGAAAGAGTGGAACAAAGCGCGCGCCTATGCGAAGACAGTCCTAGACCCTGAGTGTGTTATCTGCGGTGCAGAACTAACGGGGGGGGACTGGACTATAGATCACATACGCCCCCCTTCGGTGACTGGTGACCCTAACCATGACATTGCTAATCTTCAGTCCCTATGCCGGGTGTGTAATGGGCGTAAGTCCGATAAGACGGCAGTGAGAGCAGCCTGGAAGAATAGCAGGTGGTAGTTTATCTGCACAATACTTCCTATTATGTCCCCCAAATAGGGGGTCAAAAGGGGGGTCTACAGAGGCCTCACAGAGGGGCTACAGGGCAGGGGCTTTTTTCGACAGCCGCGCGCCAATCCCACGCTTCTCCACAAGTTAAGACAGAATAGCTAGATTATCCGAGGGGGTACAACGCATGATCCACGAAACACTTAGCAAGTGGTTAGATAGCCTTACATTGACCATCGAACAAAAAGTAATCTCCGAAATGGCATTACGTCTAGCGGCTTCCTTCGACGAAACCGGACACACCTCGACAGCAGCGGAGCTACGCAAAACAATCTTGGAACTGCAATCACAGATCAACGCCAACAGGCACGAATTAGACCCACTAGAGAAGCTGCTAACTAGGTAATGCTTCAGCTCCCAGCTAGCTACACTAAGCCGCTATCTGAAGACTTTATAACAGACGGTGACTTGCTTATCGAGCTAGCAACGATAGCTTGGAAAGCGCCAGAGAGTCCAGACGGGCTAGAGCTAGACGAATGGCAGAAGTGGCTTCTTAGACATCTTCTAGAAAGATACCCAGACACACACCCAGATCCCGATCTTGCAGGCAGACTTAGATACAGGCAAGCGGTAG